TCAAACAATATTGATAGTTTCTAATTTATTCATCATATCTTTAGTCATCTGATCAGTAACATGTGTGTATATCTCTAAGGTGGTTTTGTAGTCTGAGTGTCCTACACGGTCTTGTATAGCTTTTAGGTTAATCCCTAATTGCGCAAGTGTGGATATATGCGTGTGACGTAATGTGTGCGTTGTAACACGTTTCTTTATTGAACTAATATCAGTAGCCTCTTTGATGATGTTGTTTATTTTATTCAAGTCGATAGGGCTACCAGCTGTATTTGTGAATACATAACCTCTATCAATAAAATCTTCATTCCACTGGTTTTCTTTCTTATTCTCTAAAATAAGTGTTTTAAGTAAGTTGATACTTTGGGTAGTGAGTCCGATGGTTCTATAACTTTTACTTGTTTTAGTAGTTTCTTTTACTCCGAATGCTCCCGTTTCTTTATCAGTTACCCAATTAATTGTACCGTCAATTTCTAGTGTTTTATGCTCAAAATTTATATTGTCTTTCTTGATAGCAAGTAGCTCGCCGATACGCATGCCATTGGCAATTTGAAACTGTACTATAGCTTTAACCATGTTGTAGTTACGTTTGCGAGATGAATGGTTTTTATGCTTAATTAGATAGTCGAAACAATCTAACAACTCTTTAACTTCGCTATCTTCTAAATAATTGTTTCGTTTAGCTTGTAGTTCATCTCTAGTTTTAGCTTTTTTAGGGATATCAATTTTATCTAGTACACTTATATCTTGTAGATCATAGTATTTAAACGCATATTTGAACACAGAACGAATAATGATAACTAGTGATTGAACATGACCTTTACTGTGTAATTTAGCCCACTCGTTAATAATATCTTGTAGGTATGTATGCGTGATGTTGTTTATCAGCACTTCTTTATCAATAGCATTTTTAACTGTGTTTGTATTGCTAATCTTTTCTTTGATTGTTGTAGCCTTTGAACCAGAATGATTTTTATAATACTCTAACCACTCATCACATGCAGCATGGAAAGTTAGTGACTTAAGTGTAGTAGGTGTCTTATCGTTCAACTTCGCCTCTATACGCTTATTTAAGAGTTTCTGAGCCTCCTTTTGTGATTGCTTACCATTCTTATTAAGAACCACGCTAACACGTCTCCATTTGGCAGTGAGAGGGTCTTTGTACTTCTCATAGAATCTATATTGAACGTCTCCATGCTTATTAGTAAATTTCTCATGCCACATGTGAATGAGCCTCCTTAAAATTATGAATAATATGTTTTAACTGTAGAAATATTTAATATAATTTTTCATGAATAAGTCACTTCTTTTCCAACCCTCAACGTTATAAATATGTTTAGTTCGACCATAAGTGATATAAAGGTTAGCCATGCTTGTATTTATACCATTTACATTTTTAATAGGGTAAACCGTTTTAGCAAAGCCATTTTGAGCAGTTAAGAAATAAATGTTTTCGGTTGTTAAAATTAAAATACCTTTATCAGTTGTTTCCAGATGATAGCCATATCGTTTATAATTTTTGACGTTTTTAGTAGCCCTAGCATTAACTACATCAATTACATGTTCAGTATCAGTTTTAATTTTATTGTAGTAAGCTGTAGCTTTTGAATTTGTTACATTAGCATCAATAAAATCTACACCGAAATAATCATGTGATCTTTGAATAGCAATTTGTTTTTCTTGTTCTCTAGCTCGCTCTTTTTCTTTAATTTTTTCTTCTTTCTTCCTTAAACGTTCATTTTGTTTAAATTCTTTATTACTAGTTTGTTTTGGTTGTTGAACCTTTGTATTGTTGTTTTCTGCATTAGTATTAATGGATTTTTTATCAACTAGTACAAATTTGGTTAAAGCAACTATTGATAAAATAAAAGCAATAATACTAATACCTTTGTTTGCAATACCAAATAAACTAGAAAATAAAATAACCCACATTATCCATTTATTAATTTTCATTGTTTTCCCCTTTGTTTAATTTTGTATTATTTTTGATTTTCATCATTATATATTCTTTGAATTACTGAATTAACAATCTCACTTAACATTTTTTTATCGCTTTCTGATAAAACTTCATTAAAACCAAAAGAATTTTTGTTATCTATGCCACTATAAAATAGTTTATATTCAGACTGGTTTAATAGCCATTTTAAATCAAAGTAAGGCTCGTCTATTTCCTCAATTTGGTATTGATTAAATTCGTTCATAGTAAGTTTAATTTCTTTTCTTTGGATTTTACTTGAATGCTTTTTTTGTTCTTCTTGGAATTTTTTAACAAACTGGTCATATTCTGTTCTCAATTGTTCATAGCTTATTTTTTTGTTTTCACTAAATATAGTTAGTAATTTTTCAATATCATCATGCATTTGAGATTGATCCATAAACAATACATACCAAAATAAAATATTTTTAGATGGAAAACGCTTACCATTTTCTAATTTACTAACATACACATCTGATACACCTAAGTACTTTGAAAGAGTATCTAAAGTTAAATCTTCTTCTTTTCTAAATTTTTTGAGAATGTTTGAAAAATCTTCAAGACTATTTTGTTGCATGTTTTATCAATCCTCCTGTAAATATCCTATTGTCTATGTTGATTATTATACTTTTATTCTTATTGTTCGTAAACAAGTAAATAAAAACTTGCCAAAAGAAAGCTAAGATGTTACTATTTGTTTGTAAACAAAATTAAAGTTTACAAACATTTAGCGTGAGGAGGTGTTTTTATGATTGCTAAAGTGAATTATTTGAAACGTTTGATTGCATTTGAAGGATTGAGTTTAAAAGATTTTGCAAGCGAAATAGAAGTGAATTCTAACTTTTTGAATTCCATTGTTAATGGTAAAAGAACGACATCCCCAAAAACAGCTAATAAAATAGCGAAAAGACTCAATGTTGATATAAAAGATATTTTCATCTTTATAGAAGAAAAAGAGGGGGTTAAATAAATGCCTAGAACAAAATTGCAAGATTTTCCATCAAAAGAAAATACAGTTACAGAACCTAAACAAGTAGTAGTTAAGCCAATCATGGCAAAGCCTAATGCTATCGCTAAACTATTCGGAATTTCTTATTCATCAGTTAATAGAATTCTCAAAGAATACGATAAAGATAACAAAGGTGTAGAGGATCTATATTTCAGCTTGTCATCTACAATGACAGTTATCTCTATTGATGGTTTCAGAGAATATTTAAGTAAACGTCATAAAGGATGGTTATAAAAAGGAGGTGTAAAACATGATGAAATTTACATTTAATATATTGGTTCTTTCAATAATCTCATTCCTTAGTGGTTGGTTACTGGGAATACATGTAGCGTTTGCTATTTATTTATTAGGTAGCGTAATTGCACTATTAAATTATGAAAACTTGGAGGTTCAACCAGATGAACAATAAACAAGAATTAAACAAACAAATTAAATTCAGAGAGGAAAATGAAAAGATGAAAAATTTAACTAATCAAGATTTTAAAACTATCAAAGGAAAATTGAACTATGAGCATATGGTGAATGGTAAAAAACATACTAGTAAAATGATTAAATTATTACAAAAACGTCATGCTAAAAATGTATCAGTTATTAAAAGTGAATATCCATATTTAAGTGATAACGAAATTTTAGAAATTCTTGCAGATTATCGAGAATACGAAGATTTACTATCAGCAACAGAAACTTTTATAGACTTCCCTAACATTTACGAAGGTTCTAATATTAGCAAATTCCTAACTTTAGATGATGTTGCAGAATTAAAAATAGCTATTGAAGAAATGACGATTTTTGTTGAAAGTTTGGAGGACAATGAATAATGAATTGGGAATTAAGAAATTTATTTGATGATTTAGAAGTAGTACAAGAGAAAATTAATGATGTTGTAACATCTTTTGTATGGTTTGATGATGAGTATTTCACACATGAACCTAATCATATGTTAACTAAAAAAGAAATATATACGCATGGCTGGAAATATCACGAGCATCGTATCAAAAACACACAAGTCATTGATTTAATGCTTATGTATATGAGAGATTTTGACGACATTATGAAAAAAATCCGTGACATAGAAAAAACGTTACCTGAGAACTTTGGCGAGGAATCAGATAACGCATAATATAATTATTTTAATTAATATCAGAGCAATAGGAAAATACTCTATTTGTATTATAACACCTTTGCTCTTGTTTTAATACATGGAGGTATAAATTTGAGCATAATTCAATTAGAAAATGATACTCAGGTGAGTGTTGTTTGGTATGGAAATGAAAAATCAACTTCATTCAAAAACTTCTCTCAACCTAAGTGGAGTGAATTGATTAGTCGTTTATCCATTCCACAAAATAATGGAAATAAGTACGCTAGAGGGACAGCAGTATATGGTGATGTTGCTGATGGTGTAGATGATGAAGGTAATGAATATCGAAAATATAGAAATAATGACAATGTACTTTATAGAGATGTACTTGTACTTGATTATGATGACGAAGATGATTTGAACATGCTACACAAGTCAATTAAAAGCGAATTAGAGGGCTTTGCATGGTTTTGGCATACAACATTCAGACACACAAATGAAAGTCCTAGAATACGCTTGTATGTGCCACTGAGTGAGCGTATAAGTGCAAATGAATATCGTGCATATGTGAGAACATTAGCACAAAAAATTGCGTGCAAAATTGATGAGGGCAGTTATCAACCATCTAGGGCTATGGCGTTACCCGTCAGAAAAAGTAATGAAAGTCCTTTTGAATTTCAATTTAACGATGCTGCAATATTAGATAAATCGATACTTAAAGAGTGGGCTAAATTATTTGATATTTCTACTCAAGAAAATTCTACTCAAAACTTTAAAAGACGTGACGCAAGTCATTGGGAAGAAAAAGCATTTGGCGTTAGTGAGGGAGGACGCAATTCATCGCTAACAAGTATTTTAGGCCACTTATTTCAGCGTAGAGTGAATGAACACATTATTTATTCTTTCGCTCAGATGTGGGGGCAATCATGCACACCACCAATGAATGAACGTGAGATAAACACTACTTTTTATTCAATTATGAAAAAACACTATAACAACTAGAGAGGAGTTTTCTATGAACTTTACTAATGATGAAATTATGAACGAAATTAAAGAGAATATGAATAAAAAGACATATACTCCCAATCTTATTCCAGATGGTTACAAAGTGAAGCCTAATAGTTATGGTGCAGCACTTTATCAAATTATCCCAAGTAGAAAAGATGGTGAACCAGATAAAGAAAGATTTATCACTACTACTATTCCAGAAATCAATACTAGGTATGAAAATATTGAAAATGGTGAAGTGAGTTATAACATGCACTTTTTTGATAATAGAACACCAGTAAATTTAAATGTTACTGCCGAAGAAATCACAGATAATAGACAACTCCTCAAACTAGCAAATAGGAAACTAGATGTAACTTCAAATACTTCATCAAAATTAGTTGATTACATCAATCAATCTAAGAGATATAGTCCACCTATCAATATAAAGGTAGCAACTCGATTAGGTCATGTAAAAGATTACTTCATTTATCCATATAAAGACGAAATGGAACATGAAAATATCAAGTTTTTTAATAATGATAAAGGCTTTCAAAAGCTAGTCAATTCATTTAAATCTAAAGGGACAATTGAAGATTATTCAAAAAAAGTATTTATAAAAATTAAAGATTTACCTATGGTTATGGTGATGTTATATGCCTCACTAGGTTCGGTATTACTTTATGAATTTGATATTATGCCATTTATTGTTGAACTTGCTGGAAGTACTTCAACAGGTAAAACATTCACTTTAAATCTAGTAGCTAGTGTGTGGGGTACTACTGACCTTACAACTACATGGAGTTCTACTAGAAACAGCATTGAGGCTATGGCTGCATTTTTGAACTCTTTTCCAATGTTTAAAGATGATACACGTAATATATCACCTAATTTTATAGCTAATGCAGTCTACAATTATTCAAGTGGTGAAAGTAAAAGCCGAAGTAATAAGAATTTAACTATTGATGAAAAGAAAGAATGGAAAAATATAATGCTTTCTACTGGTGAGGCCTCAATTACGAATATGGCAGAAGATAAAGCAGGGGTATCGGCTCGTGTCGTTACTTTAGAAGAACAACCTTACCCAGATAATTTTGATTTTATCTCATTAGATCATGAATTTAGAGAAAATTACGGAACGCTAGGAATTGAATTTATTAAACAGTATCAATCAAAAAAAGATGAATATAAAGAAAGCTTTGAAAGTTATTTAAGATACTTTAATGAAAAAGGTATCAACGAAGTAATGCAACGTATTGGGAAGTGCTTTGCCTTATTACAGCTTACCGGCGAAATTCTTAATGATATTGATGGCTTTGAACATGACTACTACAAGATTATTAATCAAGCATATGAAAATATGTTGAAGAATAATAAAACGATAGATAAACCTAAACAAATGCTTGAGGATATGCTGCAATATTTAGATGCTCACCGAAATAATATAACCGGAGATGGATATAGTCACGTGAAAAATGGAGAGATTAAAGCAGTATATAAACGTGGTTACCTATGTATTTTAGGCGATACAGTAAAAGATATATTAGGTCATGAAATGTACACCACAACAAAACAATGGGATAAAAAAGGTTATTTAGTTAAGAAAGAAAAAGACCGTTTACAAATACAGGTTAGACATGAGACTAAAAAACATAGAGGCTTTGCTATTAAAGATGAAGTTATAAAAGAAATGGGATTTGATTTCTCAAATTCTCACAATCCACATTCAAAATTTTAAAAGTACCACATGTACCCGTTGAGTACCCACTTAGAAATAGAAAACGGGTACTCGATAAACATTGTAATAACAAGGTTTAAAAAAGATAGTACCCGAAGTACCCACTAATTAATAATAGTGTATATAATTTTAAGAAATTTAGATTTTATAACTAATTAATACTCACTATTTAAATGTACATGCTAAAAGCATTTTAACGGGTACAACGGGTACTAACAACCTTAAACCCTTGTCTATCAACGATTTCAAGAGTACCCACTCAATAATTAATAACGGGTACGCATTGGGTACTAGTACCACATTTAATTAACATGGAGGTTAAGTATGCCAACAATTACAGAAATAGGACACCAACAATTTAAGATGTTTATAAATAATGATAAATTTCAGCAACATGTGAAGAAAGAACAAGAAAACATGGCCAAAGGTTTGATTATAAGTCTGTTAGCAAATCCAACTGGAATACATCAAACTTTTATACAAGAAGTCATTCAACTAACCAAGAAATGCTATCTCTATTGTGATGGTGGAGATATATTATTGATTACTAAAGATTTCAAAGCACTTATAAAATTTAACATTAGAAAGCCGAACCCGTTATTTAAACAACATTTTAATACTAGTTGGATCATTGAAATAGATAATTTGAATTCACTTAAAAAAGGACATGGCAAGATGCTGCTAAAAGATGTATTAGCAATTTCTACAAAGCTCAATCTTGAGTCTTGCTTATGGACTGAAAGCGATAATAATACAAAATATTTTGAAAGACATAATTTTAAAAGTATCGGTAAAGTTGGAAAAGATAATGAAAATTTAATGATTAGAAGGAAGGAACGTGTATAGTATGAACGTTGAAATTATAGCAAATGAGTTTGAAACTAGAGCAGCAACACTTTTAAGATATTTTACTGGCTTATGTGAAAGCAGTTATAAATTACCTTTTGCATTTAAGATATATAACGATCCGTTTAATGTTGTGTATCTAGTAAGCAAAGGGAAGATGTACGCTCATGTATTAATAAAAGATTGTGAAGTGAGACAATCGTTTGAATTAGCGTCATATAAGCATACAGAGGGGCTTATAAGAAGTATTGAGGGGCATTATACCGGATATGATATTGAAGATGACAAACACATCTCTATTAGCGATATGATGGCTAAATTCATGTTTGATAATGACTATTTCATGTATGGACTTGAGACGTTTGCAGAAAGTAATAATAGTGACATGTTCGACTATATGAGCAGAGATTTTAATATAGATGAACTTGAGGGTGTTCAATCTAGTAATGCAGATGTGATAGGTAATATGGAAATGTTGTATCAGTTAGCTACTGGAATTAATGGACCAGCACCAGAATTAGTTGAGGGGTTGAAGCTAGTAACTGAGTTTGTGCAAGACGAGAACGCTACACAAGACGATTACAAGGCGTTAGTGAGCAAGTTAAGTGAATTGAAAGCATCTTATTACAGTTTGAATAAGTAGGTTAATAAGGGGTCGCACGTGTTGTGTGGCTCCTATATATAGCTAATAAATGTTAATTGTTGTAGAAATACACTAGGGCATACGAGTTCTTAAAAACGAACATTAGTTCTTTTGACAACATACTATATTTTACTACTTAAATACTTTATTTAGTTGATTTAACAGTAAATTAGTGTATGTTAAGAAAAGGTTGTAATGATATAAATAACGAACGTTAGTTTGTGTTTTTCGTGTAAATTTAGTATAATTAAGGTATAAAGTAATTACAAAAGTGAGGTGAAACATATGCAGAAATTAGTCGAAAAAGAAAAGACGTACAACTTACCCGATGAACACCGCCAAGTACTCAATGTGATAAGAAATACGTCTAAGAAATATATTACTAAAACCAAAATCTTAAATCAATTGGGATATGAATATAATTCGAGTAATGAACGATGGTTAAGAAAGGTGATCAATTCATTAGTTTATGATTATGCCTATCCTATAGGGTGTAGTTATAAACGTAATGAACGTGGTTATTACATTATTACAACGGAACAAGAGAAGCAACAAGCAATGATTAGTATTAAAAAGTTAGCTGATGGCAGTATGAAACGCTATGAAGCTTTGAAACGAATTGAAGTTTAAAGGAGTATATTATATGAAAGCAAATCAGTACGAAGAATTAAGCGAAGTTTTAGATCTAACTGAAAGTCAAAAGCTGAAATTATATGTATATCAAGAGAGACAAAATAAAAACATAAAACAAGACAGTAAAGAATCAAAACAAAATAATGAAGAAGCAAATCGTGAAAAACGTCAAAAAATCTTGGATATAAAAGATGATGTAACTAGACAAAATGCAATTGCGAAAAATAGAGAGTTATTTAAATAGGAGGCATACCATTGAAAACATTAGATCAAATTGAAAAATATAAAACTAACATTGAGGATTACCGAAAAGAGATTAAAAACCTAGACGCAGAAGTTAAAAATGATGGCAAACAACTAGATGATATCAATCAAGAGTATCAAGATTTAGTGATTAATGGCGAAGTAGAAAAAGCTGACAAACTTTATACAAAAATAGAAAAATTAGAATCTGATTATAGAGCTAAAAGTAAACGTTTAATGGTTATGAAACAGTCATTCAAAAAAGTTGTCATAAAAAACTGTGAAAACATGCAAGATGTCGCGGATGAATTAAGTGATGAATACAATGAAACGTATCAAGATGATTTAAAGCGATACGAAACACTCAATCAACAACTTAAAGACGCTAAGGATAAACTTTTAGGTTATAACGACGAGTACAGTGCTAAACAAAGAACCTTAACACAATATATTGATCGATTGAAAAGAGAGAATAACATTCAACCTGTAGAATTTATAGGGAATGTAAATATTATTCAACCATTTAACATTTAATAAACGCATTGCTCACTCAAATGATTGGGTGGGCTTATTTTAACAGAGAGAAGTGAATAAATATGCCTAAATTAACGCCTAAACAAGAGCGTTTTGTGAATGAGTATATAAGAACATTAAATGTTACACAAAGCGCTATAACAGCCGGATATTCGCCTAAGACAGCACACGTTACGGGAAGTCGATTATTAAAGAAAAAACATATTAATGAATATATTCAAGAACAAAAGAAAAAAGTGATAGACGAAAGTATATTAAGTGCTAATGAGTTATTGCATTTATTAACAAATTCAGCTGTCGGTGACGAGACAGAAACAAAGGAAGTTATTGTTAAGCGTGGTGAATATAAAGAAAACCCGCAGAACGGTAAAATTCAGTTAGTGTATAATGAATATGTTGAACTTATAGAAATACCTATAAAACCAAGTGACCGTTTAAGAGCTCGTGATATGCTTGGGAAATATCATAAACTGTTTACTGAGAAAAAAGAGTTCACTGCTGACACTCCGGTAATTATAAATATTGGTGAATGGGACGAAGAAGATGAAGAAGATAAACAGAGAACACTAGATAAAATAAATGATAACTATCCTAATAGAACAATGATTGTTGATGATATACCGTTAGAGGATTAAATAGAGCCTATCTGATAACATTCAGATGGGCATTTTTTTGATTTTAATTGAGGAGTTATTTTGTTATTATTTAAATTAATTAATAAATTATAATTTAAAAGGAGTGAGAATATGTTAAACAACAATGTTAAACACCCTCATGCTAAGCTATTATTTGATGTTGTGGGTATTATTTCAAGTATTAGTATTTTATTATTAATAGCCTTTAATTTATATTTAAAGTTCGAAAGTAATGGAATTGTAGAGATAGGAGTTAAGTGGAACGAAAGTAGTTTGTATATAGGACTTACTTTGTTGTTTCTTATCATTTTTTGCGCTATTATCTCTTATATTCTTAAGTTTATTAAAAAGGGATTGAACTAAAAAATAAAAGGAGAATGGCAATTACCAATACTAATACTTTTAAAATTTTAGATGGGCTTGCTTTTGGTGTTTTAATCGTACTTTTGATTATTTGGATTATTGGATTTTTTAAGAAGTATTCACAAAAATAAATCACTCATTTATACCGATTTTGGAATTGTTAAGGGTTTGGAGGCTCAACGTCAATAAAGCAATTGGAATAAAGCACCTATGATTATTTAAAAATATTAGTTATAATACATTCAAAAATATTTTTGAATGAGGTGTAATTATGATTCAGACTATTGTAACTGCTGCTATTCTTTATATTGCGACAGCATTAGACTTATTAGTGATTTTATTAATGTTCTTTGCTAGAGCAAAGACTAGGAAAGAATATCGAGATATTTATATTGGTCAATATGTAGGATCTGTGGCATTGATTGTCATAAGTTTATTCTTTGCCTTTGTCTTAAATTATGTTCCTGAAAAATGGATATTAGGATTATTAGGGTTAATACCGATTTATTTAGGAATTAAAGTGGCTATTTATGGTGATAGTGACGGAGAAGAGAGAGCTAAAAAAGAATTGAATGAAAAAGGATTGTCTAAATTAGTTGGTACAATTGCAATTGTTACGATAGCAAGTTGTGGTGCTGATAATATCGGTTTATTTGTTCCCTATTTTGTGACATTAAGTGTTACTAATTTATTAATTACTTTGTTTGTCTTTTTAATTTTAATTTTCTTCTTGGTATTTACTGCACAAAAATTAGCTAATATTCCAGGAGTTGGAGAAATTGTTGAGAAATTTGGTCGTTGGATTATGGCTGTTATTTATATAGCTTTAGGTTTATTTATCATTATAGAAAATGACACTATTCAAACAATTTTAGGATTTATATTTTAA